AGTTGCCCGATGCCTGGAAAATTGCGCATGGGAAATCGATCAAACAGGCATGGAATTACATGAACGATGCAATAGGCATGGTGAGGGCCTACTGGGCTACACATACAACGCTTTGTTGCGGATCAACACGCGCGTGAGTCACAAAATCAACGGAGAATTCACAAACCTTCATGAGGCGAAGATTGTCTACGATGTTAAAAGTGGCATGCGCATTCGGTTCCGCATCAAAAGTCCTGATGTGCCCAAGGAAGCCTGGTTCACAGCGAAGTTTCCAGATATGTATCTAGATTCGGGGTGGGCCTTGACCAGTGGGGTCAACTTCATCAATGAGCTCAGTGGTGTGTTCAGCAGCATCTGCGAGAACCCTGAGCACTTGTTAGCCTGGAACAAAGAAACAAAGAAATTCAGGCTACAAGAAGGGACATTTGATTGGAAGTTCAAATCCATACCTTTGTATCAGACGCTGGCGTCAACAGCAGTCTCGTCATTCGACATCTTCCTTCGCGGGCTGATTGAGGGTGATGACGGCGGCGGCGCCGGTTCACGTTGCCTAGCAGATCCGCGCAACGGTGGGAAATTGGGCCTGATCATTAAAGAACAGGAAGACTTAGGCTACTCAGCCAAGCTCAAGACCATCATTGATGGGCGCCTCGAGATAATCGGTGCGCATTTTCCAGTGAAAGATGGCCTTGTGTGCGATGATGTGCCCTGGATCCCAGCCGTGCAGCGATACATTTCAAAATTAGGAGTGCAAACAAACGTCAGGATAACCCCGTCGTCGATGGCGGCTCGCTTTTTGTCTTTAGCGAGCATGTTTGCTGGCCGCAACGAGCCACTGCAGCGTGGCTTTGAGTGCTCAGCGATCAGAGTTATTGAGAAGCACAAGAAGGAGAAGAGTTTCTGGTCCACGAAGATCAAGACAGACGGTTACCAGGAGATCGACAGAGCTTTTGGAAACGGCCTGCATTGTACTTACACGATGGAGGATGTGAAGGCGCATTATGATCGCTGTGCGAATAAAGTGCACCAAACCACCCAAACACAGATTCGCATGCTTAACATGAGCATCGCCGAGGATGTGGACTCCAATGTTGTCACGAGGGACGACTTTTGTAAGCTCGGCTTGTTCGCCGACGAGTGCCGCAATTTCGAAGAAGACGACGAATCAGTGTACAGCTTTCTCCCCAGTTGTTTAAGATAACGAATTAAGACCGTGTATGTCTCCCAGTTAACCCCTCTCCTCCAGGAAAGAGGCCATTTTGGCCCGTTGGAGTGAAAGTGAGTGATGCCACACTTGGGTCAATTGGGTGCGGCGCGAATAACGCGCTGCACTCCCGATATAAAGCGCAGCTGACTGATGATTGCCGGCGCTGTATAAATCAGGCATGAAATGGACTACGGTGAATTAAATGCATGGGGTTCTTACCCACCGCCACTGGAATCCCCG